AAAAAATTAAACGTTTCTAATGTAGAATAAATACAAAAGAGGTACTTTAAAATGTTTAAATTAGAAATGTTTAATTTAATGAATCTAGTAAATCAAACTGAAACGCGTGATTTTTTAGTTTTTGATTGTGCTGATTTAATCGACAAAATAAACAGACTCATAGATAATAATTTAGATGAGTATTCATTTTGCGAAATGATTTTATCCATTTGATTAAAGGAACTTAAGATGATAAAAGATATTATAAACGAATTAAATAAGTCAAACTCTTCAAATTACAAACTTGATCTTTTAAAGAAATACCAGGTTGATTCTGTTTTTAAAAAGTTACTAGAACTCACCTACAACAGAAACAAATACAATTTTAATATTTCTAAAAACTACATTGTTCAAAATTCAAAGTTTTTAAATGTTCACGGCAACAAAAACATTGAGGACGTTTTAACTGAAATTGAAACTTTAGGTTCAAGTGGCATCAGAGGAAATAAAACTCATGAGTTCGTTGATGAACTTTTAAAGAATCTTGATTCTGAAAATAAAGAAATTCTTTTAAACGTTTTAGGTAGAGATTTAAAAATCGGTTTAAATATTAAAAATATCAATAAGGTATTTAAAAATTTAATTCCAAAGCCAAATTACATGAGATGTGCAGTTTTATCTGAAAAGACTCTGAAGAAAATTAAATTTCCTGCATTTATTCAGTTAAAAATGGATGGAACTTACAGAGAAATTCATGTAGCAGACGGTCAAGTTACAGGTAAAACACGTTCAGGCGAAGAATACTTTAATCCAGTTTTATTTAAGGAAATGATGAATTTTCCTAACGGTTATTACACCGGCGAACTTACAATTGATGGTGAGTCAAGATTTACTGGAAATGGATTGATCAATTCGTTGAATCCACCTTATGAAAAGATAAATTTTACAGTATGGGATTACCTAACTGATGATGATTATCTTGAAAAGACAAAAAGACCGTATGAATTAAGATTTAATACATTAAAAGATATTTTAGAAAATCACTCTGAAAGAGTTAAACTTGTACCTAACTATGAAGTAAATTCAATTGATGAAGCACTTAAACATGTTTCAGATTGGATGGAACAAGGACTTGAAGGTGGAGTTTTGAAGGACAAACAAAACTGTTTTAAGAATGGAACTTCAGGAACTCAGTTAAAAATCAAGTTAAAAGTCGATGCTGAAATGAGAATTACCGGTTTCACTGAAGGTACAGTAGGTACTAAACGTGAAGGTAAAATTGGAGCAATTCAGTTCAGTAATGATGAAGGTACTGTAAAAGGACAGTGCTCAGGTTTTTCAGACGCAGAGTTAGATGAGTTTACAAAGAATAAAGATAATCTAATCGGAAAAATTATTTCAGTCGAATTTAATGATATTGTAAAATCTGAAAATAATGATTATTATGCTCTGAGTCATCCACGTTTTATCGAGATCAGAAACGATAAAGAAGAATCTGATACTTTAGAAAAAGTTATTCAGTTACGTGACATGGCTAAACGTTTAATTTAAGGAGACCGAGGAAGATGGTTCCAGAACTGACAAAAGATGAAATTTCAAGAGTTCAGGAAAGACTTGAAAATTCTGATTTAGATACTTTACTATTTTTAGTAACTGAAATTACAGGTGAAGAATATTCTAAGGATTATGAAAGACTTTTCTATGGATATTCTGTTTCAGACATTGTTGAAAGTGTTGTTTATGGAGACTTTCTCCTGAACGATGATTATTTTACAATTGACAACTTTGGACATTTAATTTCTTTTAACAAGTTTGAATTAAAAGATCATCTTTTAAATTTGCATGAACGTGAATTTTTAGAGTACGCTTTAGACAATCCAGAAATGGTTCCAGAACTTTTTGAATAATTTAATCACTTAAAGGAATTTCTTATGAAACAATATTTAGATTTACTCGAAGACATTTTAGAAAACAGCGAAGAAAGAGATGACAGAACAGGAGTTGGTACTATTTCAGTCTTTGGAAGGTCACTTAGATTTAATTTAAAAGATGGTTTTCCAGCTGTTACAACGAAGAAGCTCGCCTGGCGTTCCGTTGTCTCGGAATTATTATGGTTCTTAGAAGGTTCTACAAATGAACATAGATTAGCTGAAATTAAGAACGATAATAAACCTTATGATCAGTTAACAGAAAAGGAAAAGAAAACAATTTGGACCCTAAACTATCAAAATCAAGGCAAGAATCTTGGATATAAAAATGGCGAGTTAGGACCAATTTATGGTTATAACTTGCGACATTGGAAAGCACTTGCTGGAAATGGTCATTCAAAGTTTGGCAAAACAATAACATACGCAATTCAAGAATTTGATCAGTTAACTAACGTAATAAATGAGATTAAAAACAATCCTCATTCTAGAAGATTACTAGTAAGTGCATGGAACGTTCCTGAACTAGAAAATATGGCACTACCTCCTTGTCATTACAGTTTCCAGTTCTATGTTTCAGGACCTGAAAATCAGTACTTGAGTTTAATGTGGAATCAAAGATCAATCGATTTCTGCACAGGCTTACCTTTCAATATTGCAAGTTATGCATTGTTATTAAACATCATTGCTAAGATGACTGGTAAAATTCCATTAGAACTCATTGGCAATTTTGGTGATACTCACATTTATAAAAATCATATTGACTCTGCTAAAGTTCAGTTGAAGAGAATTCCTCATCAATTGCCTCAACTGAAAATGCCTGATTTGGATTATCAGAATATGAGTTTAGATGAAATTTTAAAGTCAGTTAAAAGTTCAGATTTTGAATTACTGAATTACGAACATGACGAACCTTTAAAGTTTGAAATGGCTGTTTAAGTGATTATTTTGAACTCATTATACTAATTTACAGAAGTATAATGAGTTTTTCAATACCTCGGTGACTATAGATAAATATTCTGTGATTTGTAATATATACATATTACGAGTGATCTGAATGTGATTTAAATAGGTAATTTACAATGATATATTTTGTATTTATTGCTGTATTCCTTTTAATGACAGCTTATTTTTTTAAGAACGATAAATTTTAAAAAATTTTTAAAAATTTGTTTACTTTTTAAATTTTTTGTGTTATAATAATAATGTAAAAAGTTTAAACAAATTAAAAAAAAAATAAAAAAAAAATAAAAAATTTGTTTACTTTTTAAATTTTTTGTGTTATAATAATAATGTAAAAAGTTTAAACAAATTAAAAAAAATAAAAAAAAAAATAAAAAATTTGTTTACTTTTTAAATTTTTTGTGTTATAATAATAATGTAAAAAGAAATTAAATAAAGGAATACAATATGAAAGAGATTAAATTACCAGAGTTAGCAGTTCGTTCAGTTCATTACGATGGTTATCATGCAAAGGTTGCTTTTTCAAAGATTAAGACAAATCATGTCAGTTACAAGATTTTAAAGGCAATGAATGAGCATCCATCTTATACCCGTGATCAGATCAACACTGAAGTTGATGGAATTGAAGGACATCGTCCAGGTTACCGTTCAGTAATCTTCACCAGAATGTTAACTGATAATCTTTATTACTATTGCCGCGAAAATAGACAGTATTATTTAACTGATTTAGGACGTGATCTCCTAAGATTTGCTGAAAAAAATTCATAAATTATAACAACAACTTAACTCCCTCCTAAGAATTTTAAAAGACTTCAGACACCTGAAGTCTTTTTTTTTTTGGTCGTTATAGATAGGTGTTATTGAAATGATAAAATAATAAGAACCTATTCTATAAGGATATTTAATGATTTTATTAGATTTTTCTGCAGTAATGCATCAGTGCATTTTTTCTGCTATTTCAACTATTAAACCAAAGGAAGTTGACGGACAATACGAAACAAAAGAATTTATTCAATATACTAAGTATAGAATTTTAGAAGAAATTTTAAATGTTCAAAACGATTTTGCAACGTTTGGTGATATTGTAATTTGCTTAGATGATCATTCAAAGAAAAATTGGAGAAAAGACGTTTATAGCAATTATAAAAATTCAAGAAAAGCATTTCGTGAAAAGTCACCAATTAAGTATAATGAGGTATTTCCGGAAATCGATTCAGTTCTAGAAATTTTAAAGAAATATTCTCCATTTAAAATTGTAAAGTCAGATAGAGCTGAAGGTGATGATGTTATTTTATGCTTAGCAAAAAGATATGCAAAGTCAGAAAAGATTTTAATCATTAGTTCTGATAAAGATATGTTACAAGCAAAGAAATATGGTGATGTGACACATTATTCTTTATTTACTAGAAAATACATTACTGAAGAAACAAAACATGAAGATTCACTTGATGATTGGTTACTAGATCATGTTATCTTAGGTGATGCATGTGACGAAGTTCCTAGGGTTGTCGATTTTACAGTATTTTCAGATGAATTCAAGAAATTTTTAGAAACTGAAAATGCTAATATTGATACATATCAGTTTAATTATGAATTTACTGATGAAAAACGTTCAAATTTAATTGAACACTTTTATAAATCAGAATTTGGACTACCGGTTAAAAATAATTCTCGTGCTAAAAATGCTCCTGAAACTGTTTTGCCAAGTATCTTTAAAAAAGAAAGATTTGGTAAAAGTACATTAAGAAAAGAGATTAAAAAGTACGGTTCTTTAGAAAATTGGTTAAATTCAAATAAAGAATATAAGTTAAACTATGAAAGAAATAAGAAGTTAGTTTTAGCTGATTATATTCCTGAAAATATTTTTAAAAATATTGTTGAAAACTTTGAAAATCAAAATCCAAAGTACAATAATAAAGAATTTAGAAATTACATTTACGATAATAATTTTGATAATTTACTTGAAAGCTTACCAAGCAATTTTAAAGCTGAATTAAGTTTAGACGATTTTTTGTGATTTCAAAAACACGTAAAATATAGATTTTTCAGCATCTTGTTAAAAGGTGCTGAATTAAGTTAAAAGGAAAATTTTAAAATGCTTGATCAAAATGATGTTAAGTACTTTAAATTAGCAGTTGGTACTGAACGAATTAGAAAAGAATCACCAAATGAAATTGTTGCAAGATGTCCTGTTTGCGGAGATTCAAGAAAATCTGAAAACAAAGCAAGACTTCATTTATACAGCGCTTGTAATGCCTCATTTGTAAACTGTTTTAACGGTGATTGTCCTGCACATAACAAAAATATGTTTTCTTTTTTAAAAGAATTCTATCCTAACTTATATGACAAATATTTAGATAATTTTAAAAGAAAATCTTTGTTTAATATATTAGAAGATTTTAAAATTGAAAGTAATGTAAGTAATGTAAGTAAAAATAATGACAGCNCTGTCAATAATTCAAGCGCTTCAAAAGATGTAAAACTAATTTATCAAGATTTTTCAGAGTATTTCAAACCATTAGAAACAGTAAAGCCTGCTTTGGATTATTTTGAAAGTCGTGGTTTTAAATACAACACCTCAATGAAATTGTTTTATTCAAATACAGTTTTAAAAATCGGTGATAAAGAACACAATCTTAGAAATTCAATCATTATTCCGTTGTACAACGAAAACTTTGAATGGTATGGCTTTTATTCAAGAAATATTTCAGAAAAGAAATTCTGTACTTATATGAACCCTGAAAATAATTCTTATAAAGTTTGGAATTTCTTTAATGTTGATAAAGAAAAGCCTGTTTATATTTTTGAAGGAATATTTGATGCTTTAAGTGCGATTCAGTCTGGTTTAAGTAATTGCATTGCTTGTTTAGGAGCACGACTTCCTGATGAAAGATTGAAAGAACTTAAAGAACCTGTATTTTGTCTTGATGATGACAGAACAGGATTGCTAAATATGTTAAAATATGCAAAGCAAGGTTATAAAGTTTTAATTCATTCAGAACCTGAAAAGGACTGTAACGAAATGTTAAAAGCTGGAAAGAACCTTAAAGAAATTATTTTAAATAATATCTATGAAGGTGTGTTAGCACAAGTTAAAATTAAAACAATTTTATGATTTTTAGGATGTGTGAAATTTTTTCTAAAATCACATTATAATATAAATATCAAATGATGAATTTGATAAGGAAAAATCAACGTGTGTTTTAATGACATTGAAACAAATACATTCAACTCAAAGAAATTTTTAGTTGATACTGAAATTAGAACATTGGATGATGTTCCTCTGTTTTTACTAAAATATTTCAAGACCACAACCGGTGAAAATTATTTGTTTATGAAACTCATCGAAATGCTAATTGATGAAAATAAATCTCTTAAAGTCAAAATTGAAAAATTAAAAAAGGATTAAAAATGCTAATTAAATTAAACAATAACTATTTTATCAACTTAAAGACTGTTTCAAACATTGAGTGTGATCCAGTTAACTTAAGAATGATCTTTTTATATGATTATTCAGTAAAGTTAAATCGTGTTAAAACACCATCTGGAGCACTTAAGACAATTTCAGATTACAAGTACAAGGACTTCGAGTCTTATGAAGAGTACACTGAATTTTTTAACAGTTTAAAGGATAAAATTGAAAAGATGACCTCTTGTGGTTCATTAAATTTCAGAGAAGTTAAGAATTTAGCAGATGATGAAAGAACAAGATTTTATTTTGTAAATTTAGATCATTTAACCTTTATAAAGATTAAAGACGATCCAAAAATGCAGAAGCCAAGACTTATTTTAAATTTTGACAATGCAATTACATTTACAGATAAGTCAGTTTCAGAAGATCAGATAACTGGNGCATGGATATACATCGATATTCCAGAACCTGAGTTAGAAATTGTTCGTTCAAATATCGAAAACATTGATAATTGCATGTTACTCAATGAAAGGAACAGTAAGATTAAAAAAGGATTTTTTTCATAAAATAAATAATTTAATTAGATGAGGAATAAAAAAAATATGTCAGATTTAGTAGAAAAGATTGAATCAATTGAAAATTTTGGAAAGATCGAAGAAACACCGATTAAGCCAGTTGCAACAGAGGATAATGTTCTTAACATTACAGGTTTTGTGAAGAGATACGCTAATCTTGAAAAGCAGATTAAGACAATCAAGGCAGATATTAAGGAACTCAAGCACGAGTTTGAACTTACTGGACTAAGTACTAAGATTGCTCTGAAGGCATATAATAATATTAAACGTTCAAAGAAGGTAAGTGCTTCAGAGTTAGAGGAAATTGACTTTGTTCAGAACATTATTGAAAATGATGCTGATTGCATGACAGCTATTGCTGATCTTATGTCAAAAGAAGAATAATTTTTAAAGGGAATATCTAATTTTTAGATGTTCCATTTTTACTCTATTTTAAATTATTTAAAAAAA